TTATCTTTTGAATTTCTTATGTTCGTTGATTAGTGCTTCAACCGTTTCGTTGGCTCTTTTGTTTATATAGTCAAAAGTTTCAGTAGATATATATGGTATTGTTTCCAAGTAACTAAGCATTCTTTTTTTTATTTTTTCTTTGCGGTCTTCATCGGAACTAACACCATCAAGATAGATTCTTACAATGTGATCATTCGATGCAAAGAACATGCCAGTAGTTCCGCTGTTTGGATCAGCAGAAAGTTTTTCCTCTTTAAGTTCGTTGATACGATTAATAGTCATTTGTATTTTGGTAACAAGATGAATGTATTCATCATAATATCTGGTAGCCTTTGTATCAAAATCTCTCACACCTAAAAGAAAATCTGTACTTTCATTAAGAATGCTTGGAAACATCGCTAAAACTTCAAGTTTTGGTTCTCTGGTTCCTAGCTCCAGTTTACCATAGCCTTGGGGTGACATACCTACCATTTCAGCCACTTCTTTTTGACTTAATTTTGATTTTTCTCTAGTAAATTTCAGTCTTGCAGAAAAAATATCCAAAATGATTCCTCCACCTATTGAAAAATAAACAAAACGGATATATACTGATTAAAAGTATCCGAATTGCATAGTTAGTTTTAATTAGATATCCAAAATGGATACTTTTAATTTAACAGAGTATTGGTGGATATGCAAGAGAATCACTTGAAACGAACTCTTATTACATCTGGAGTATAGTTGAATAAGTCTGCAACATCATATCTTCGTCCATCTTGCTCAAATGAAATTCGATTAATTGTATCAAGTAATGTTCCAAGAGTCTCAAGTTTAATCGCTTTGGTCTTACCATCTGACATTTCAGTAATAAGATTCGGTCGTAACTTGGCTTCAACGGCGAGTTTGTTCTTGCTTATATTTAACTCATCGAGAATTGTATCTAAATTGATTTCGATCTTTGCCAACTCAACACCTCATTATGTAGTTACTATAGTTACCATTGTAACACACGTTACTTATTAAATATAGATTATCGAAAAATGATAAATTAATTTAGATTAACTATTTACATTTAACGAAATTCGATATATAATAAGATTATCAAGTTAAGCACAACTCAATCCAAATCAAAAGGAGACAATACATATGACACTCATGAACAACAAACCATCCACAAATCCACAAGCAGAGGAGCAAACTACAATGACAACTTCTTCCCAATTTACTTGGACGTTTGAAGAACTCTTCACAGATTGCAATGTAAACAAAAAGGCTATTCAATTGATTGCCGATATTAAATCAATCTTGGTCACTGAGGAGCTCCGCACCCAATTTATGATGCGTATTAACTATGACCCATCTGCACTTGAGGTATTCGACCTTGTTCATAGAATGAGAGAAGAGCAACTTCTTTTCAATCCAATGTCTGATGAATCATTCCTTGACATGTACTTACTTAATCCACTTCAAGCATTGAAAGAATACTTTAAGCATAGCGTTGTTCTTGTACATTTGGAGCGTATCAGAGAATGGAACATCGACATTAGAGAACTGGTCAAGTTAAAACAAAATGATAGCACTATTCATTTGAACAGAGCTATGCAAATACTTTATTTTAAATAAAGTCGTGCAAGCACGACGTGACAGGCACAAGTTAGATCTCTTCGAGGAGAATAGTTCACCAAAGATTTACTTAATACATAAACATCGTACTCGAACAAGCAACATAGTAATGTAAAAATTCATGTAACAACGTTTTAAATCATATATATTGCTCTCTCTGTAAATACCATCTCCCCAGATGAAGAAAGAGCAATATATATGAATGATAGTATAACATATTTGATCTTGCTATTTATCGCTATTTTAATTACAAATTGGAGGAAGTTGAATGAATTTAAATGATAAGTACATGTACAAGGCTTTTGTAGGTGCTGACAACAATACATACTCATATGTAATTGCATCTCCTGATAATAAAACCGTCTTGGCTTCAAGTCTCAATCCAAGTCATGCACCAAAGCTTTTATACGAAAGAAGACATTTGGCTAGTCTTTATGCATTGATTGGATGCCTTAGTAAACTTCAATTATTAAACATTGAAGATGCACTTATTACCATTGATAGCAAGTTAAACTGTGAAGCTTTAAACATGGATATTGATTACACTAGATTTTCAGTTAAGTACAAAAATCTTATCCATCGAGTGAGACAGATGCTTCTAGCATTAAATAACGTTAAGTTGGTGTTTGATTATCATAACCCGATTAAGTACATCATTAAAAACAATGTCTCTTTTCATGATATTCAAAAAGAATGGGACAAGATTAAATCCATAAAAAATGATGATGTTAAAAATTTCATTTACCATGTTGATTTTAAATCGGCAAAGGATCAATACAGAATACCAGCAATAGAAGCCATAGAGATTTATTGTTCTGGATACCATGGATATCTTTCCTATATAGTGCAACACAAAGATGTGGGTAAAGTAGATCATGTTATTGAATTAACTGAGGAACAGAAGAATCATTCTAGTAAACCTCAATACCTTCAAATTGCTTCTGTTAATCTTGCATTAGATTACATAGAGAGTAAAAATCTTGCTAAGGTATGGCTGTATCTTTCAGATATGGCGTTCATAAATCAATTAAAAAGTGTGGGTAAAATTGCACAACAAAGTAAGGCCGACATCTTAAACCTACACCAACGTCTGGAAAACTCCAATATTGAATTAATCTTCATGGATAAAAAGGAGAATCTAGCGAGGTTAGCGATTAAAAAGTTAAGAGAATACGAGCATTTTAAATCTATCTCACATACTTGATGAAATGACACTTTCATTCGCAACTTATTGCGAAGAACCAGATATTTGAACAATGCAACAGTGTATTGTAATGAGAAACATTGTATTCGGACAATTCACCTAACAACTAATATATACATTCCCATTAAGTTGGGAAAGAGGAGGTAATCATGAACAAACTTTTAATCCTGCTTAACAACATTGTCCTGTCCACCCTTGAACTAGTGATTAAGTATTTGCCACCATTCATACACAACACGACTATATTAATTATCTTCACTGATTCGCTTGTTGCACTAGCTGAAAAATTGTTAATAGTAATCAATAAAGGCAGCGTTGAAAAGGAGGTCGAATATGGAAGAGAAAGAGTACTATGAAGCCCATGAACGTGTGAAAATTGCGATGTATAGTTATGAGTTAAAAAATCCTGATGTAGAGTACCTGTATGCTACAGAATATGAACTGGAACAGGGTAAGGTATTGGTCAAGTACATGAGGGATCAGGACTATCTTGTGGTGATCAGATGTTTTGAATGGGAAATCGATTTTGATAATCAAGTTGAGGTTTCCAAATTTAAAATTACTGATTTTAATGTATTTGTCGAAATATTCTCCAATGGTGAGTTAAATCTGTGAACAAACAATTGCCTACACCTAATATGAAAGGATGATATCAATGGAATACACGTTCAATTCGAACAACAGCAAGTATATTGCCGATTATGAAGAGTTGTCAGTAGAGGATAAGAAGTATTGGACAGAAAAGAGATACTTTGCAATGCGTGAATTTGTAGATAAGTATTGCAAAGAACCATTGTCAAATCTGATTCTCGCAATTCAAGTGGATAAAACAAGGTTAACATCAGATCGGTATAAGCCAATCAACTCCGCATTGTCTGAATCTATTGGTATTGATCGTAGTAATAAAAATGATGTAGCTATGAAAAACATATTCGACAGCATACTACTTGATGTGTACAAGGTAGATGATAGGCTTGGAATGATCAATGATCTTGTGGAGAACATCATCAATGACAAAAATAAAGAATAATTGGATGGGCGTTATTTATGTAGTGATGGTTGTTGGACTCTCTTATCACTTCTGCTTAGGAATCATAAGGTGATGGTTACACTATTTGATGAGATTATGGAACTAAAACTTATTGTTGTACCTTATCGAACATACAAGACTAAGAATACAACAAGAAGATTTAAAGGTGACAGAATCAGGTTTCAAGATCGTTTGAAAGCAGCCAAGTGTAAACTAGATAGGAAGTGTAAGGAAGTTACATTTATCTTAACAGATAGAAATCAGTTTATTGATGACAGATCAATCGCTATGGACGAGTTGAAAAAGATTCGAAGATTCAAAAAGAGGTTGAGGGAGTTGGACTCCAGTAAAGATTATGAAGTTGACTTCAATCAATTGATGAATGAAATAAGTGGACTATAGTTAAACAACAATAAATATATGGATTGTAATTATAAAATAATAATATTATAATCATAAAAGAAAGAGGTGCAATGATGATTATTAAAGTAACAAGCGCAACAGTAACAAGTACATTTACAAACGGATTCGATGCCGATTTTACATTGCATGGTGATAACACGGTACATAGTGGAAGGCTGTACGAGAAGCATGGACACAAGGAGAAATATGAGATGGCGGTCTATCTGACTGATGCCATGAGGAAGTACACGAATGAACCACATAGTGAAGTAACAGATAAGATTGCAGCACAGATAGTAAAATTGATTGGATAATAAATAAGAGGACTCATTTAGAGTCCTTTTTTGTTTGTGTTTTATGTTTAGACTTATCTGAATCCGATTTTTCTTTGCTAATCCTGAGCTGTTCTTTTTGTACCTCTAACATCTCTCTACTTATCTCAACCTGTTCCTTGCTGTGTTGCTCTATAACGGCATTATGTCGCTTGGTTTCGTCCACTAGATCATCGGTTGGATCTGGTATTAACCAATTAGGTACATAGATTTGAAATAATAGTACGAGAATATACATGAATATATTTATACTAGTTTTATTGAAACCTGTTTTACTAAAATCAATTTCTGCTCCAACCTGAGAAGATAATACTTCCTCCATACTGTCTAGTATTGGTTGAAAGTGAGCCTTAGTTTCTGGGTCATTCTCTATTTCGTTTTCGATATTTTTGATATCTGAGGAAATATCTTCAGGGATGGTATCTATAAATGTTTGTATGGAATTATAATCAATGTTTGAAAATGCGTTAATCATTGCCTTATATGAAGGTGAATCATAGAAAGTTTGAGTTGTATATTTTAAAATGTCTCCAAGTTTTTGTAGCTCGTGTATTGTGCTTAAGTAAGAAGGTGAGGATGTTACTTTAGAAAGTTCCATTAATGATTTAGAGAGTGGCTCATACTTAGACATATCTAATCCTATTGAAGAAACAGCCAACACAGAATTTGATAATCTATCCAAAGCCCTTAGACGATGAGAATTATTAACCATACTAATCTGTCCCACCATCTTAGTTACAGAAGATTGATTTAGAGCTTTTGCGACCCTTGAAAGTGCGCTTATTTGTTCGCCACGTAGAACAGACATACTTTTACTAAGTGCTTTTAATTTCTCATAATCATTATTCGTCATGTAACACCTTCCTTAGTTTATTCGTATATTACAGTATACCACACACTACCATAAAGAAATAAGCCCACATGAAGTGAGCCGAAGGTTATGTATACTTGAGATTCTATTTTCGTTTAGCATATATAAAGCCAGAAACTAAAGCATACAGCCCAACCAATGATACAATAACAGTTGCAATAGTATTGGTTAAGAATACTGAAGTACCTAAGAAGATGGCAGCAATAGACAGTCTCAATGATGCTTCCTTATTCATTTGTTAACACTCCTCACATTAGAATTACCTACACACATTGACTATAGTCAACAACTATTATATACTTTACTCAATTACTTTATAGGTTAAGGGAAAGTGGAGAGGTGTTTGTTTCCTCTCCGTCATAGTCATCAGGCTTGGGTGAGCCTGTCCATCATTTGCGCTTACGTTTCTGAGAAAAACGTTTGCGCTTTTTTTGTTTGGCTTTCTTACGTTTAGCTATGTATTCTTTGATGTCGTGATACACTAGCCGTAAGAATGTTAGGATAGATACGATGATTGCTATCTTTTGCCAAGGGTCCATGTTCTCAACTCCTTCCCTTAACCTATATCTATTATACCACATGTTATTTTATAATGTAAAGATATATATTTATTCTTAAAGGTGTGATATTAAATTGTTATCTGCAATTTAGATTTTAAAAGGAAGTGATGAGATGGCTAGGCTAGATAGCTACTATACTGATGGTGATACACTTGTTATGCACATGCACATTAAGACAAAGAGCAAGCTAAGATACGATGTGGAAGTACGAATAGACAAGTCCCAGAATACATATACAGCAATTGAAAATGGATTTGAAGAAAATGAAATTATAATTCGGGATGAGAAGTTGGAACCTGAATATGTGGAATCGGAAATGAGAATCTGTATTCAAGAATCGATATTGTCACTTGCAACTTTAGAGAGAGCAGATGGTAATTTGGATCTGGCAGAGTATATAAGCAGCATACTGGACTGGCTATGATGCAGATAGGATAGATCAGTGGAGTGATAGCCAAGCTGGTTAGTATTGATGATTAGAGTTAAGCCATGAGAATAGGAGTAATACAGTGAGTAATAGTTATTTAGTACAGGCGAGTAGATGAGATAATACATTTATGTAAACCAAGTTGTGTACAATTGAATACTTCCCCTCCGATTTTACTGTTACCCTTTGGCTGAGTCCACTGTACTATAACAGTAAAAAACAGCCTGAAAAAACTGATTTTCTCCCAATTTTTTTCCAATTTTAAAATGAATCTGGTTCAATAATATGTCATCTCTATCCAATTCCTATCAGGTACATAATATACCTTATATACCTGATAGATACCACACAATATACCTTGTGTAGTACCTAGAAACAGGGTAGGGGGGTATTAAAAATTCAAAAAGGTGGCAAAATTTCCAAAATATCCTCTAGCACTTCCACTCCGAGACTCTGAATTATTTATCACCTCAAATTTGCCCTGTTTTTCACCCACTCCAGTCGCTATTCCAGTCGCTAAACTCCTTATATATCAACGTTTTTCCACTCTAATTATCATCAATTTTCACTCAATTTCACCCAAAATTACACTAAAACAGCTCAAAAACATTGATATTACAGCCTTTTCGCGACTCTACTTACCTCATTTTAACCATATATCCTTTATTGGCTTGGTTTCTTACACTTGTTCCCTCAATTTACGACTGGAATTTTCCCTTCCTTTTAAGTAAAGAATAAAGATACAGATTGACACATGTTATTTTATCACTTATAATGAGATTACGGTGATCATACCGAATACAAAAAGGAGGACAATGGACTGACTCCCAAAAAGAGACGTACAGTAACAGATATCATAGGAAACGAGTATGAACAATGGCAGCAAGGCGAGATTATCACAATTGAAGCTGGAACTGGTGTAGGCAAGTCATACTTCATCAAGAACACTCTATATGAGAAGGCTAAGCGTGAAGGAACTAAGATACTGTTTCTCCTTAACCGAACACGACTCAAGGATCAATTTACAAACGAAATTAAACAGGATAACAAAGAGGATACGATAGATATAGTCCTTTACCAGTCAATTGAAAGTGTTTTACGTAGAAATGAGACATATATATATGAGAGCTACAAATACATTGTATCTGATGAGTTTCACTATTTTCTTACTGAATCTAAATTCAATAAATTTACTGAAGACTCATTTAAGAACATAATTGAAGATAACAATAGAATTCGAATATTTATGTCTGCAACAGCGGATGCAACAATTGAATACTTTCAGAAGATTGGTATTGATCACCGAATGTATAAAATAGAAAATAGTGCAACGAATATCAGAAGTTTAAGTTTTTATAGAAGTGAAGAAGTCCTCGAAGAGTTCCTAAGCAGTATTAAAAAAGAGAACAAAGCAATTGTATTCACTAAAAGTGCAACTAGAGCATATGAATTACATAAAAAATTCAGCGATTCGGTTTTTGTTTGTTCTGAAACTGGAAATTCGGCGTACAAAAGGTATGTCAAGAAAGATAAGGTTGAAGAAATGCTGAATTCTGAAATGTTTAAAGAGCAGTTTTTGTTCACAACATCGACTTTGGACAATGGAATAAATTTTAAGGATAAGAGTATCAAATACATAATCTGTGATATTGAAGATATAGATATACTCATACAGTGTATCGGAAGAAAGAGAAGTTTGAACGGTCACGACAAGGTGAACATAATAGTAAAAAGTATTACAAATAAGGAGATATACAGAAAGAAAAAGTTGGCAGAAGAGTTAATTGAACCAGCTCTCTATTTGAAAAATAATGACACCGCCATGTACATAAGAAAATATTCCAAGAATGACGAAGCATCCTCCAATAGGCTGATTTATGACAGAAACATAGGTGATTCATTGGAGTACGAAAAAGTTGTTAATGAAATTAAACTCTACAAGGTTCTTTATGATATCAAAATTTACGATAAAATGCTTTCAGAGGAGAATGGATTTATGAACTATCTGCAAGACAAACTACAGCAATTTTCAGTTTCAGTTATTGATGATCATTGTAAGATAACAGGATTGTATGATTACTTAGATAATATTGTTGGGCAGCGTCTATATAAAGAAGAACAGAAAGAGCTAATCTCTAAAATAGGTTTAAGAGACAATTATAATAGAATACAGAAAAGTTGTGACTCCTTAAATTCATATTTTAGGAACAATAAGATGCCCTATCACCTCAGAGACAAAAATAGGGATGGTAATCGTAAGTTAGTAGATGGTAGCCCCAATCCCAAATTTAACAAGACATATTGGACTCTAGCCAAACATATTTGTTGAAAATGGAATAAGGAAGAAATATACATATTTCAAAATTGCCTGTATTATCAACGATTTTAATCATAATTTGTCGCATTATTATGCAATAACCTATTATAGTGTTACTTCAAATGTGATGTAATAGTACATAAAAACCTATTGATATCAACGTTTATGTAATTTCTTTGTCGCATTATTATGCAACACAAATGTACCAAATGGAGCCGCAAAGGAGGTGAATTGCCAATGGCAAGAGGAGGAAACGGCGGCAGGCTGATTAATTCGTTTACGAGCGTAGCGAAGTGATTTAATTAGGATGGTGATAGAGTTTCCTCCTGATTACTATCACTAACACATCAATAATAATAGGTGACGAGATCCATTCCGTTTCACTCCATGGCTGTCGTTCACCTTCATCCACAACAAAAACCGTTGTGTCTGTCATTTGGTTTACTTCTTTTTAATGAGTATCAATAACAATAAATAATAAATAGTAAGGGAGAATTATAAATGAAAAACAATAAATTTGAAAAGTCTGCTTTGGAGGAGTTTTTAGACAAACGTATCAACAAGAGACTATATAAGAAAGATCAAGTTGAATTAGCGAAAATGATTTACTTGACCGATGCCGGACACAAGCTACAGAAGGGGTACAAGTTGATCAATGAATACTTTAATGATAACAATCTGCCATTCACTATTAATGGGATTTACTTCGACAAAAGAGAAACATTGAGTGATGGATCTGTTAATCCAAACTATAAAAAAGGTTACTGGTTAATGGCTAAATACAGTGTAAATTAATTCTAAAAAATAATAAAATAATACTGGAGGTTTTAAATATTAGCCTAGATAAACAGTTCATGATTTACTCTTTTGACACAACAGATTTTTACACTGAAGAAGAAAAGGACGCCGAGTCCAAATTACGTAAACTAAACGGCATAAATAATAGACTCAAGTTGAAGAAGAAGTTCTATACAATGTCCGAGAAAAAAAAGAAGGAATTTTTGGCTAAGTTGACAAAGGAAAACGACAAAGTCATCAGAAAGGGTAGAAAGCCAAAGGTTTTTGTTAAAGATTACATTATAAACGAGTCCCGTTACAAAAGGATATTAAAACGAATTACGAAATACAACAAAGCATACAATGATATGAAAAATCATTTTAAAAACAAACTTGCTGCCAACATGGGAACTCGTGAACTAAGGGTTGATTCCTTTAAGAATTCTAATCTGATTAGTGTGTTTGATTCTGTTTTGACTCGAACTATCAGCCTGAACTCAAAAGAAATTTCAAAAGATATATTTGTTATTGAAACATACTACTATGAGGTTCTGGAAAGTTTAATTAATAATGGATTCCTATATGAGAACAATAAATATATATTTTACACAGCATCTGCTGGACAGATCAGAAACAAAAAGTCTGTTTTTATAAAGAAGAACTTGTACGATCAATTCCAAAACAGTCTGATGTGTGGACTGACATGGGAAGAAATAAATAAACGTGACGGGATCAATGTTAACAAATATCTTGCGTATCTTGCACTGTCTAATTCTGCAACAGATGAGTGGGTAGGATTTGACATTGATAGAGTAATTGTTGTGGATGATTTTAAATCTAATGTAAATTGTGAAGTGGATTTTATTGATCATGAATCATTTGATATTACTCGCAAAATTATGGATGTTCCAATCGAACACACTGATGGTTGTGGCATGATGCTGCCCAAAGTAAGCAGGAAGCCGTTTATGGTTCGTGCTCCATGGGTGAAAGGATTACTTATGCCTTTCCCATTTGATAAATTTATCAGAGAAAGGAATAGGGATGTTGGCTCAGGACTATATGGAACAGTTAAGGATATTTACGGTAAGGAGTATCATCTCATTAAAGATAGGATCGAAATCATTTTAACCAAGAGCCAGTTTAAGAATTGGAAGTACTATGATTCGTGGGATGACTATAAAGAGAAGTTTAAAAAGTATAGTTGTCAGGTAGGAACATGCAACATAGAACCTGATCGACCTAAAAACGCCAAAATTAACTATCAAATGCTGCAAACACTGACCGATATGACAGAAGAGGAATTAAGAAAGATTAGCCAAAAGACAGTTGATAAAATAAGAGCAATTGGTTCAGATAAGAAAACGATGCTTAGTGTTATGGGCGTAAATGATTCAAACACGAATAAAAATCATTATCAAAAGGCGTTGGAAATTTATCCAGAACTATTAAAAGATGCACATAGTAAAGAATCACTAAAGAAAATAAAAAGTAGTTTAACGAAGAATGCTCGTGGTGGAAAACTGTTTATAGATGGAAAGTTTATCTTCTTCTCACCTGATTTATACGCTTTCTCTCAATGGTTAATTTTAGGGGATAAGAATCCAAAAGGATTACTTAAAAACGGAGAAGTCTATTGTTCACTATATGATGATAAAGAGAAATTGGATTGTTTAAGAAGTCCCCATCTATACAGAGAACACGCAATCAGAACAAATAAGATTGAGAAAGAGATGAAGCGCTGGTTTATTGCTAAGAGTCTTTACACTAGCTGCCACGATCCAATCAGTAAAATTCTTCAATTCGATGTGGACGGTGATCAGTCATTAGTCTGTAGAGATAAAGATATCTTGCCAATAGCAGAGAGAAATATGAAGGGGATAGTACCTCTTTATTATGAGATGAAAAAGGCTGAACCTGAGAGATTGAGTAATGATAGTATTTACAGAGGATTAGAAGAAGCATACAAACATAGCAATATAGGAATTATAAGCAACGATATATCTAAGGTTTGGAATAGCAAAGATTTTGATTTAGATTTAATAAAGTTGCTAGTCTGTGAAAACAATTTTGTCATTGACTACGCTAAGACACTTTACAGGCCGATCCGACCAGAGCATATAGACACAAGGATAAAAAAAATAGCAAATCTTAAACTTCCTTACTTTTTTAAATATGCTAAAGACTTGGAACTGGATAAGGTTCAGCCGAAGAATGATAGTGTTGTTAATATGTTAGATCATGTTATACCAACAACGCGGCTAAATTTTAATGCTACGGATTTGGGAAACTTAAATTATAAAGTGTTAATGAGCGGAAAGAAACATAAAGATAATAGTTTAAAAGGTACTATCATTGAAGCATATACTTCTAGAGACTTGCAAAAATATAAAATTGAGAGTAAGCAAGTAAAAGGCGAATGGACTGGTGACAACCTTCCTATTTACCAAATTATCAGAAATGAGATTATTGATATTGGCCTAGATTTAGAATACATAGTAGATATTTTAGTTGAGTATTTGTATGAGTATAAGAAAAGTGATTTTAAAACAACATTGTGGTCATGTTTCGGCGCTGAGATTTTAGAGAACATCAAAAACAACATTAAGGACAGTTCAGTACAGTGTGAGCGCTGTGGTGAGCGAACAGAACCAAGAGGTAAAAAGAATCTATATTGTGTAGATTGTGCAGATATCGTGAAGAAAGAAAAGGCCAAAGCAAGAAAAGAACGATTTGAGAATAAAAATATGAACGCTTCTTAAAAACTCTGTAACGCCTGATACATAAAGGTTTGTGGCTCATTTTTAGAGGTTTATTACGCAAAAATAATACAAAACCCTTATGTATCAAGGGTTTTCTTTGTTTTCCTTAATGGTGTTTTAAGGAGGAAGAAAGGCTACTTTACAAACAAACAAAGCATGAGTATTTCTCCCTACCTTTTTCATTGATCAAATTTGCAATTAGCAGTATCCCGCCTAGCATAGCGGATCTTTTATTAATTTTAGACATGAATTAATAATTGCTTTAGATTTACTCAAACATCGAGCCAACTATCTCTCCTCCAAGAATAGTTGGCTCATCCTATTTTCTATTGTTAGTTGAATATTTTTGATTTGAATACTGAACTAACAATAGAATCATTACATTAGAAAGGTGATTCTAAAATGAGCGAACAAGAAGATAAATTAAATCCTATAAAAATGACATGCATCAGTTGCAGGAAGCCATGGACAGTAAGCACAAAAACGTATTATGAGCACAATAATCCAATGGTTGGAACTAAATATTATCCACTCTGCAAGAAGTGTATCAATAATTTTTTAAATGGTGATGAGGATTCAAAGCAAGAACGAGTTAAAACAATTTTACAACAATTAAATCGACCTTGGATTGCAGATATGTGGGCCTTCTTTGAAAAAGATTGGGGTAAATATATAAAGCATATTGCATCCCTTAATGGTTCTAAAACTTTTTTAGATAGTGAATTCAGTGAGAATGAAGAAAAAAACGAAACCCAAAACACATCAGTAACGAACGGTGATCTTATTGATAAATGGGGGAATGGATATTCTTTATCAGAATACGAAGCTTTTGAGAGAAAATTTGAATTTCTAAAGAAAGACTATCCTCTAAAGAATACTATGCACATCGAAGCTTTAAAGAAATACTGTCGCTATGCAGTAAAAGAAGAATTTGCTCTAGCAAATAATGAATTTAAAGAAGTAGAGATGTGGTCTAAGTTAGCAACTAAAGCTGCTGATGATGCAAAAATTAATCCAAAACAATTTACAAAGGCAGATTTAACAGATGGTATAGATAGCTTTGGTGAGGTTAGTAGAGCTGTTGAAAAAGCCGTTGATGTCGTTGATATTCTTCCAAGATTTATTGAACGTCCTAATGATAAAGTTGATTTTACTATTTGGTGCTATGTGAATTATGAGAGAGAACTACAAGGCTTGCCATTAGTTAAGCACAGTGATATTTATAATTTTATTGAAGAAAGAAAAAATGCCTACAATGAAAAGTTAGAGACAGATGAATTTGGTGATGCTATTTGAATGTAGAATATAGAAATAACATAGAAGAGAATATTGATAATTACACCGACTTTATAAGTTGGTGTAGATGGAATCCTGATTTGTGGTACGACTTAATTACACCAGATACGGGAGCCATTAGGCTTGATTTGGATCAACGAGTATTCCTTAGATGTATCACAAGATTTGTTAGTACTTATGGAGTGTTTCCTCGTGGATACGGTAAAACCGTCATAGAAGTAATGGGTATGATTCACTGTGCTATTTTCTATCCAGATACAAAAATTTCAATGACTGCACAGACTCAAAGTAACGCGAGTGATTTATTGAAGGACAAATGGAACGAACTTGTTGAGTTCTATCCTTTACTAAAAAACGAAATAACAAAAACGCCGTCCTTCGTAAAAGATAGCGCTGAAATATTGTTTAAATCGGGTGGAAGAATTGATGTTTTAGCCAATGCACAGTCAAGTAAAGGTAAACGTCGAAGAAGATTAAGTATTGAAGAATCTGCTTTATTGAATAATAAACTATATGAAGATGTCTTGGAGCCTATTCCTAACGTACCAAGAAGAACTATAGGAAAAAAATCCCTAATAAGCCCAATCGAAATGCATGGTCAAATCAATTTTTATACGACTGCTGGATTTAGAGGAACGGACGAGTTTGAAAGAAATGTTAGCATGGTCAAAGAAATGGTTGAGCTCAAAGGCAAAATCGTTTTGGGATCTGATTGGAAATTGGCAGTCAATTATGGTCGTGGTGAACCAAGATCAACAATTTTAAATAAAAAAGAAAGTAGTAATCCTACATTTTTCGCACAAAACTATGAAAGCAAGTGGGTTGGAAGCGGAACTGGTGCTTTAGTAGACATACGCAAACTGTTGGAACTTAGAACATTAAGCACTGCTGAGTTAGCATCGGACGGCAAACATGAATATATTCTTTCTGTGGACGTGGCGAGATCCATTCAAAACAATAATAATGAAACTTCAATATCTGTTTTAAAGTTGATTAGAAATAGTAATGGAAAACTAAAAAAGATTCCATTGGTTAATCTGATCAACTTCAAGAATGGTTTAAATTTTAAAGAGCAGGGTATTCAAGTAAAGCGATTAAGAAAGAAATATAATGCTAGTGTAGTTGTAATAGATGGTAATGGACTAGGTACTGGTCTAATAGATGAATTGATGAGAGAAGTTATTGATCCTGAAACAAATGAAACTTTAGAATGTTGGGATACTATAAACGACAACAGAGAACCAGAAATAAGCGGATCACCAAAATACATATACAATTTTATGGGACAAACTTCTAATAGTAACGGCATAGTAACTTTCATGGATATGGTTGAGTCCAAGAAGCTTGAGCTTTTAGAAAAAGATACGAAAAATAAGCTTGATGATGCTGATTATGCTGCAAAGGAATATCCATTCATTCAAACAGATCGATTGATTGAAGAAGTTTCAAATTTAAAGTTTAAAGAGGTACAAAACAATAAATTATCTGTGGAGCAAGTAGTAAGGAAGATAAATAAGGATAGATACTCATCTTTAATGATGGGTCTTTGGTATATTGATACATTTCTAAACAAAACAGTTGAACAAGTTAAAGTTGATCCAAAGAGAATGTTCTTGTTTAAGAAAGCTAATCTATATGGTAAGGAGGGAAGATTTTGAGTGAAGAAATTCCCGCTTCGAAATATTTAGAAATTTTCAAGCAAATGAAACTCATTGGTATCGATAACAATAATAGAAGAACATCTGTTGTTAATACGTATACCAAAGTTGAGGTTAAAGATTTATTAAAAACAAGGGAAAATAGAAAAAGTCAGCAAAAATTACGAATTATCAGTAAAAACCTATATGAAGCATCTGGTCATTATAAGAGTTTAATTAATTACTTTTCAACTTTACATACAATGGATCATATTGTTGAACCTCTTTCCGTGGACATTAATAGTGTCAACGTAAAAAAGTATAGGAAAGAATATGAGGAATATTGTAGAGCGATTGAGCAAATGGATATAGCAAACTCATTTTCTGAAGCCAGAATGACTGCATATATGGAGGGTGTCTTTTATGGATACACTAGAGTAAGTAAGGATGGTTTTTACATTCAAAAACTTGATCCTGATTACTGTAAAATAAGCGGTATCAACTCAAACAATGGTTTGTTAGTGTATTCCTTCGATTTTTCTTACTTCGATATAAATCCATCTCAAATTAGTTCCTTTCCTGATGAATTCAAAACAATACAGACAAGAGTTTCAAGTAATAAGCAGAGAACGGATAAATGGGAAGTTATTGATTCACCATTTGCACTCTGCATTAAGACATCTATTGATTATAATCCTACACCAGCGTTTGCAAGTGTGTTTGAAGGCATCTTAGACATTGCTGATTTTAAGAGTCTAGCAAAAACTAAAGAAGAGATAGATAACTTTATGCTACTTCTTCAGAAGATCCCAATGAAGTCGGATGAAGCAGACAAGTATATGTTAAATGCTGATACAGTATTTGAAATGGATGAAGCTCTAAGAGAAAATACCCCAGATCAAGTAAGCTCTGTAACTGGCCCAATGGATATCACAGCTATAAAGTTTGAGAAAGATTCATTTGATAAAAACAAAGTTGGTCAAGCAACCGAACAACTATGGGAAGAGTCTGGGGTTTCAGGTTTACTCTTTAATACCAGTAGCAATACTACAACTGCTTTAAAGTACTCTTTAACAACAGACGAAGCTTCAGCCTTTAGATTGATTAAGAGCATCGAAGTTTGGTGTAATGCTTACTTGATTTCAACTCTCAAAACTAAGTATCCATTCAAATTAGATATTCTCCCCGCAACAAAACATAATCGCAATGAACTTCTAGAGTCTGCTTTGAAAGCTGCCAATAGTGGATTCTCCACAAAGAATGAAATTATGGCTCTACGTGGTTACTCTCCAAATGCTGCAACAATGAATTCCTTCCTCGAAAATGAAATCTTAAATCTTCCAGATAAACTTATTCCTTTATCTTCAGCTCATACATCTAGTTCTGATTCCAGTAAAGGGCAACCTGAAAAGCCAGTTGAAAAACTTTCTGAAAGCGGTGTGAAAACTAGAGAAAATGAGTCCAACGAAGAAGTGTAAAGGAGGTGAAAAAAATAAGTAAGGTGATTAGATTTAATGTTCAAATGGAAAATGTTGAACAAGTAGATTCAAGATTTTCAAAGTGTAAAATTCGTGTTCTGTATGCTGGATTGAACAGAAACAATACATACATTTCTGAAAAAGTAGTTAACGAAGCTGCTTCAAGTGCTTTCAATATGCCTATTGTTGGTGAGTACGATTCACGCTCTGAGAATTTTGAAGGTCATGGTGGGAAGATTGATGTAACAGGCGAAAAGCCAGAGTACATTGAAACAACCATTCCCTATGGGTTTGTGCCCGAAACGGCAGAACTATATTGGGAAGAAGTAACTGAAGATGACGGTAAAGTGAATAAGTACTTTGTCATTGATGGTGCGTATTTGTGGACTGATAGATTTCAGGAAGCTGCTGAACTACTAAAAAATGAATTCAATCAATCTATGGAGATTAAAAACATTGAAGGTAACTTCTCAATGATCGATGGCAAAAAGGTATATGAAGTTAAGAAATTTATGTTCTTAGGCTTCTGTATTCTTGGCATCAATAAGGAGACTGATCCATATGGACATGTCGAACCTTGTTTCGAGAGTGCTTCAATTGTGGGGTACTCCTTGATTGATACAGAGTTTAAAAAAGAATTTAAGAATATGGTTCAGGAAATTAAATATTCGTTGAAAGGAGAAGGTAATTTGAAGAATAAATTTGCACTAACTGCAACTCAAATGTTTGCAGAAGCTGAAAAAGAAATTAAAGGTTTGGGTACATATACTGATCCATATTGGGAAATGGAAATTCAAAAATATTACTTGGTTGATATTGATTCTACCAATTCTAATGTGATTGCCTTTGATAATCAGAAACATCAACTTGTTGGGGCAACCTTTAGTATTGATGGTGATAAATTTACCATTGATGCCGAATCCATTAAGAGATTCAAAGTAGATTACACACCAATGGATATTGATGTTGAAAGTAATTTCTCTTTGACTGAATTCTCTGACTTTGCAAAACAAGTCAAAGAAAACACAGAAAGCAGAGTGAAATCTGATTATGAAAGTAAAGTTGTAGAAATCGAAAACAAATTTGAACTACTTCAACAAGAATATGATGATGTGAATTCAAAGTATTCTGAGAAACTTGTTGCTGAACGTGAACAAGCTGAAGTTGAATTGTTTGAACATTTTTCATCCGAACTTACAGAAGATGAGATGAAGGCAGTAAAAGACGACAAAGCAAACCTGTCGCTCGATGATATTGAAAGTAAATTGTATACGTTGGTTGGTAAGAAGAAAGCTAAATTTAGCTTTGAGACCAATAAACCAAAATTTATTTCAGTCAATACAAATAGCAACACCAATAAAAAAGAAGACCCGATTGATAAACTCATGAATGGTCAAATTTAACTAAAATATCGGAGGAATAAAAATGGCAGTACGTTTGGATAAAATGCAAGCATCATACAGTGGAAATATTGAAATTGGAATCGCAAACTTTGACGTGGAGAACGGAGAGGTATTAACTATTGGTGGTCTAGTTGATGGACATCGTGAAGCGGTCATCGCTGCTACACCAACTGATGTTACCCTTGATAAAATTCTTTTGGCTGCTTCACCAGAAATTGTCTATGAAAAAGAGAAGCATAACATTCTAGACTTTGTGAATAAAAAGGGTGAGAAGATTCGACTTTATCACCATGCAGTTGGAAACACAGTGACCGTAACAGACAATCTAATTGATGGAACATCGGTAAAAGGACAGTATTTGATTCCAGTTAATGGATCTAGCAAATTGAAGGCTGTTGCCGATCTTTCTGATAACACACGATTCGCTGCAAAAGTACTCGAAAAAGTACGTATCTATGGAGAGCCTGCAACTCGATATAAAGTAGAAAAACACTAATTAAAAAATACAAATTGATTGGGGAAAATAAATGAGTACAACAGATATTATTAGCGTAGGCGTAGCATTGGCAAATGGAGAGGTTGGAAAATATTCCGTTGAGGAATCTAACCAGAAATATCGTGAAGCATTAAATAAATTGACGGGTTCTGAAAATGGCGAATTTGATCCAAAGAAATTCCGTAAAAATAAGATTGAAATCTTTGAGATTATTGAAGAAGTGATTGATGCTAGAGTGGAGGAAGGGATTAAAGATGAGCTTGACCGTTTTGTAGATGTTCGATCTGTAAAATTCGGTGACAAGCTATCCTTCCTGCCGGAATCAGATGAACTTTTTCATGTTTCAGAAATAGCAGGTGGTACAAATAATCTGAGTAGACAACGACTTACTCCGGGCAGACCTTACCAAGTCAAAACTGGCTGGGAGGGTGTGAAAATTTATGAAGAGCTTGAACGGTTTCTGGCTGGATACATTGATTGGATGAAACTAATTAGTCTAATTGAGCGGTCATTTGGGAACAAGGTAAAAGAGAAAATCTTCTCTGCACTGAATGAAGCATACGATAGTGTTTCTGCTCCATACAGTTATGCTGGAACTTGGGATATTGAGGAATTCAATGATATCATCACACATCTGGAAGCTGCTACGGGACTATCACAGTTGGTATTGGGAACTCGAAAAGCAGTACGTAAAGCTATTCCATCCTATGTTTCAAATGAAATGATGAATAATCGTAACCAAGCGGGGTATTTCGATACAATTGATGGAGTTAGCTTCGCTATCTTACCTCAAAGACACAAAGCTGGAAGTACAGAACTAATGTATGATGACGATTTCTTGTTGATTATTCCTAATGGTGAAGAGAAAATTATCAAACTGATCTTTGAAGGAGAAACAATCATTGAAGATAATGATGGCAGTTTGAATGCTGATATGTCAAAAGAATACTTCGCTGGCAAGAAGTTTGGAGTGGGCGTTCTTACTTCAGCTAAGTTTGGAGTTTATAAACTATCATAATTAGATTATTCCATGGGGAACTCTCGTTGTTCCCCTAAACTTTTAGGAGGTTAAGATGGCTACAAGAAAAAAAACGATTGAAGATAGCACGGCTGTTAGAGTTGTAAGTGAATACGATGGAGTTTTGGTTTATAAATGTCCAAAGACGAGTGAAAGGTTTCTGTTTAATGAATTTGGTACTTCAGATAGTATGACCGTTGCCCAGTTGAGAACTATGTCAGCACAACATCAAAGATTTTTCAAAGATGGTTGGCTGAAAGTTGAGGATGATGAAGTTGTCCAGCATCTTAAACTTGAGAAGCACGCTAAGAAAATCATTACTAAAGAAGATTGCGTAGAGCTGTTCAAAGAGGGTCCAGAGCTTATTGAAGAAATTTTGAGCAAACTTGAAAACGATCAATCTAGACAGAACGCTTTCAGATATGCACAGAATGAATATGTGAATGGTCGTCTACGTGATCATTTCGTGATTAAAGCTATTGAAAAAGGTTTGGGAAAACAACTAGACCCGAACTCTTAAAAGGGAGGGCTAGTTATAAATACACAGTTTGAAGAAATCTACGATGTGTTTCTGAGTCAAATAAATGATTTTGAATTTATTGAATCTGATATGGACAATCAACTCAAGTTTCGTTATTTGTTGAATAGTATTACTAAGTTCGATAAATGTAAGTCGAATCTAAAAGAGCGCAACTCAATAGAATTCCTTTCAGAACTTTCCGACCAAGAAATCATGATCCTAGGAAAGTTTATGGTTATTGAATATCTGTCACCTAAGATCATTTCATACAAGAATCTTGAGCAAATGATGAGCACAAGAGACTTCTCAATGACCTCCCAAGCAGCTCACCTCAAACAACTTATGGATATCAAGCGTGAAACCAATAGTGAAGTGGAAAATTTAGTTATTCGATATACATATAACAATATGAAATTGAGTAAATTACGATGAGCTACTTAGATAAATATACTCGTAACAAACCTAGCAGTTTGAGAGAATTAAGAGTTTCTGATACTAAAAGGTTGTTTAAAACTCATTACAAGGATACTCCTTCATATTTTAAAGTTAAATCTGCCAATAATGATTTATTTTATGAAATGCAGATTAACGATTCATCTGATCTGAAAGACCAAAAATCATTAACCACGAGCATTGATTCTCTTATTTCATTGGGAGAAACGATTAGTTGGAATGATGAATATTGGATTGTAGTTCATTTTGACAAGAACATGGGCGATGTTTACAAACGTGGTCGAATGTATCAGTGTTTGCATCAATTAAAGTGGATTGATGATGAAGGAGCAATTCAGAATACTTGGTTCACATATTACTCTAATGATATGGGGAGTCTGGGCATAAAAGAGGGAAACATATTTTCCCTTCCAGATGAAACAAGAAGGTTGATTATCCAAAACAATGATTACACTAACAAGTTCGACAAGGGTCAAAGGTTTATCTTTGATAGGAGATCTTGGGATATCCACTATATTGATAGATTGAATTCTAATCTAATCTACATTGTCCTCAAAGAAGATCAATTTAATACAGCTACAGACAATCTTGAGCTTGAAATTGCTAATTACAATAAATTAGCCAAGTATGAAATTTCAATTTCGAATGGCGAGATGCTTGCTATTAAGGTAGGTGACACATTACAGCTCAATGTTAAAACTACGAAAAATGGAACTCCGGTTGAAATACCTCTTTTATTCACTTCTTCAGATGATTCCGTAGCTTCTGTATCTGATACAGGGCTTGTTTCTGGTATTCAAAAAGGCAGTTGTAGCATCCAAGCTTCAGGCAAGGGTGTTTCAACAAGTATTGAATTGAATATCATTGAAGAATTGACCCCGAATTACACCGCTGAAATTATTGGAGAAGACAGTATTTACCTCAATAGAACCTCTACTTATACAGCCATATTTAGAAACAATGGATCTGAAATAGCAGACACTTCTAGGTTTTGGATTACTGCTTTAGATGGTATATCTACTACTGATTTAGCCATAATTGAAAGTCAAAATCCTTCCAATAGGACTTGTGTAGTTAAGAGTAATAACAATCGTAAACTTGGAAGCTTTACTTTACATGTTGAGAATTCAAATGGACTATCGACAGGTAAAAAAGACATAAAAGTTAAATCACTAATCTAGAAAGGAGATGTCATTTGAACACTATTTTGCGATTCGGTGAAATGAAGGCCGAACAATTTATTCAAGGAGTAAATAACAACTGGATTGTTTATAGTCCACTCCCATATGCAAAACAACATTCTTCCGGTATCGATGATCTGGTTATCATTAATGGATTGAACACCAAAGAGATTGTAGATGCTGATTTGGATGTGACCATTGATTCACAATATGATTACGTTTATTCAATTTCAACTGATAATAAGCTAAAACTTTCATTTGATAAGTCTAAACACACCGACAAGTCAAGTGTAGTTGAAGCGTTGAAATGTGTAGCTATTACATATGCTTTAGGCAATCTTAAGCCTAACGGTAACTACTACAAGGTTATTGTTCGCAATAGTCTTGGTGAGGAAATCCATCGTACAACACCGATGACGCTCGATAAGGTTGATAAAGTTATTTCAACTTTTGATGACACAAGGGATGTTGGAACAAGCGGATTTTTGAGTTATCAAATTGTTCATGACTATATTGTGGAGTAGCCATGTCTAGATTCTCAGGATTATCTAAAGATCGGCTTGAGGTATTAGATAGGTTACTTTCTGACACGAATATCCTAAAGGCTGTTGTACATAACGATACAAGTTTTTTGGATAAGGAAATTCCGAATGTAGACGATGTAGTGTATAAACATATCTATCCTCATCGTTTCATTCCCAAAACGGCAGATGAGAAGAAAACTTATATAACCATATCATTCGGTAAGTTTCGTCCTGTAGGAACAGCATTCAAAAGTGGATTTGTTACGTTTAATGTGATCACTCATCAAGACTTGTATCGAACCGATTATGGATGTATGAGGGTTGACTTTATCATTCAAAAGATTGATGAATTGATCAATCAGACTAGAGGAATGGGAATTGGCAAGGTTGAGTTCAGCAACTCTGATGAGATCAGTTTAAACACTGACTATCATGGGATGTATATTACATATAAACTATGCGATTTCAATTGAGGTGATGTCTATGATTGATAGAATGCAAGCTTTCTTAGGCCATCCAACTAAGTTCAATGAATCATATATTCACTCACCCAACTTAGATGAAATTGCAATTATGGGATACATGGAATATATGATTAAACTTAATTTCTCTTTATTTGATAAAGAAAAAATCCTTCTTGATATGTTTGGAATGGATGAGAACGAGTATGACTCAATTGAATCTTCTCCTGACTATCATATTTTAACTGACCATCCTCAACTAAGAGAACATATCATCGATTCAATTGAATTTTTCACAAAGAGTAAAGTTTCTTTTGATTCTGATACAGGTTCATTTTTGATAAATGGAATTGAGTTCATCAACGAAAACACCTACTTAGCATATGTGGATATTATTAAGCAGTTAAACGTAGTTGAGTCTAACTCAGACAATGGTCGAAGAAAGACAGCTAAAGCAAAGTCATTTCAGGATCGTATCAACTTCTTCAAAAAGAAAGCACAAAAAAAAGAAGACGTGCTTGAAATTAAAGATATCCTCTCTATACTGTGTAATGCAGGTATAAATGGAATCAATATATTTAATGTTGGCACACTTAGCATTTATCAGATGTATGAGGAATTTGAAAGATTGAACGTCAAAGAAAGCTTTAGTAGGTTGCTGCCTGTTTGGGCAAATGGACATTTAGGGGAAAGTAACAAGCTACCTGAATGGATAAAAAGAACAAAACTTTAATCTCCACTCTACTAAGGGTCGGAGATTATTTATATTAGGAGGAATTTATTAATGTTTACAGATGGTCGTTACGGTAATCGTGACATTCTAGATTTGCAGATTATTGACTTCGTAAGTAGCACCCCATTGATGAAAATGGACTATGCTAATACTTCGTCTCTTGAAATGGCATCAAGTCGTGTTTATGCAATGGGTGCAGGTACTCGGCGTATTGCATGGGATGGTGAAAAAACAGCCACTCTGACAGTTGAAACACAAATCTTCTCGCTGGAGCATTTGGCAATCTTGGCTGGCGAAGAAATTAAACGTGGCAAACAAAATGTCTACAAGACAGAAATCTTGCAAGTAGGCGTGGGTAACACTGTAACACTGAAGAAGGTTCCAGTTGGCGATGTAGTAGTCTTCCCATTCGTGAACGGTCTTTCTGTAAAAGAAAATCAGACTCATACTGTTTCCGATAAAACAATCACAATTGGAGCTGGTGCAACAGTACAGCCGGGTGATGAAGTTGAGGTTTACTATCAAACTGAAGTTGCGCAGGCAAGCAAACTATCCTTCACCGCTAAAGGGTTCCCTAAATACGTGAAATTGGTTGGCGACACTATTTGGATCGATGAAACCAGCACAGAGGAAGTTGGATCACAAATGGTGTTCTATAAAGCCAAAATTCAACCAAACTTTACTATCTCTAATAGTGCTGAAGGAGATCCAAGTACACTCACTCTTGTATTTGACCTCTTCCCTGCAAAAGTAGAGGGCGTAGATACTTTGATTGACTTGATCGTTTACGATGACCAAGACTAATAATACATAAGATTTAATTTAGATTAAATGATGGACAGGGCTAGTCTCTGTCCTATCTTTTTAGGAGCGACTACACAATATGAGATATGTTAATATGGATCACTTCTATGAAAACCAAGGAATGCTTACAACTTGGATTAGAAATGAACTTGGGGCAACCATTATTGATGTTAGCAGGCTGTCTTCACTTACAGTGAAAGAGATAGAAGGTTTCGAGCAAGGTTACACCAGCAACAGTCTATATGACAAATGTCTCAAGGCATTGATTGAATATGCAAGAGAAACGAATCAATCGTTTACGGAATTGATGTATCGTCTATACGATGTAAAGTCTAGATAAAATCTAAATTTGATTCAGACAGAAGTTACCTTGTAATGGGTGCTTCTTTTTTGTGTTTAATCAGGAGCAACGATTCGAAGATAACTTAAACGGGAGTGAATATAAATGGCAAATAAAATTACACTGGAAACAATTGAACAATACCAACATCAAGTTGAACGGAAGTTAGTCACCATTAAAGATGTCTTTGATAAAGAATATGAAGTTGAAATTGATAATGTGTTTGTTACATCTAAGATTGAAAAAATACACAAAGAGATACTGGAAATTATTGCAGAAATTCATCAGCAAACAGATATCTCTGAGAAAGAGGCAATGCAAATTTTAAAGTTGTTGCCTTTATTGACAATCCGAGAGTTTACGGACGTTCCCATCCCAGAGAAACTATCTTTCATCGAATTAGTTGGGATCGTTATTAAACTTAGTGATGGTGGAATTTTGGAAGCAGTACATAAAGAGCTTCCCAAAAAAGAATTAAGAAAGATTGAAAACAACAAGGATGTTAATCAGCAAGTAATGAATGCTGCTGGTCAATTGGCACTTGTGTTGACAAATAAATAAATAATTTCTGGGGGTGACAATAGTCATCCCTATTTTTTTTATCTCAAATTATAAGGAAGTGTATATATGTCTAACAGCGATCTTCGAATTCTCATTGATGCGGGAATAAGTGAGAGTAATTCAATAAAGAATATTAATGATGGAATTAAAGCCATCTCCAATTCGAAATCACTTCAAACATTGAGCTTAAAAGTTAATATAGATCCTAGTTTTGTGAAATCCATAGATGGCTTCATTAAAGCCACACAGCAATTAAATAAGGCACTTGTACAACAACAACAAGTTGTTAATGAAACTACAAAAACTATTAAACATCTGGACGGTAGCATTGAAAAGGTTACTGAACGACATTTGGCGAATGGCGAAGTAATCACTAAGACAAACAAGAAAATTGACGAAAATATTAAACGTGTTCAAGACGAAACTAAAGCGTTTAATGATCAGGCAAAAACACTCAAGCAACTAGAAAAAGAATTACAGGGTTACGGAAGAACAAGCACGAAAGTAAACAATAACAAGGCCGGAGAAATCACAGGGTATAAGAACACATATCAGAACACTGCTGGACAAAAAGTTACGGTTAATACCGATCTTGACGGCAATGTTAAGAATTACAGTCAATTAACAGATTACATAAAGCAACAACAGGAAATGACTCGTGTAGCAAATGAAGAAAGTAAGATAAGAAAAGCAATCGCGGCTCAAGAACAAAAGGCTATTAATGATCAAATCTCAATGGATAAACTCCATAAGCAAGCACAAGATATAAACAAGAAAGTTAACGATAGCTATAAGACATCTCTTGAGAATATGAGCAACAAACTAGCTATCAGCATGAGTAACTATGAGCGTAAGGGTAACAAAGAAGCCGCAGACGGAGTTAGAGAGCTTCAGAATAGGCTAAACCAATTTACTGATACAAAAGGTGTAGCTGGTTACAAGGCCATGCTTCAGCAACTTAACAGTGAATTTAATAAGATTACTACTAATGCAAAGGTTAGTGGACAATCAATAAACAGTCTCGGTAATCAATTCACAAGCGCGACTCAAAAGGTAGCCCTTTGGTTGGGCGCAACTACGGGAGTCTTTGCTCCAATTCGTATGTTAAGAAGTGGGCTTGAAGATATCTATAATATGGATAAAGCAATGACCGATTTAATGAAAGTCACAGATGAGACAGACTCTACTTATCAAAAATTCGTTAAAACCTCATCAACGTTAGCTGACTCTATAGGTAATACAACTTTGAACGTTGTTAAGTCTGGATCGGAATGGTCGAGATTGGGCTATGATATTCAGACAGCGCAGAATATGGCAAAGCAAACATTAGTCTATCAAAACGTTGGTGACATTAAAACACCAGAAGATGCATCTAAACAATTGATTTCATCTATTAAAGGTTTCGATATTGAAGTAGACAGAGAAGCTAAGAATGTTGCCAAAGTTGTAGATATCTATAATGAAGTTGGTAACAAGTTTGCCATTTCAACTGATGGCATCGGTCAAGCAGTACAACGCTCAGCATCATCGTTGTACACTGCGGGTAACACTATTGAAGAATCTGTAGCATTAATTACTGCTGCAAATACAACCGTTCAAGATCCAGCAAAAGTAGGTAACGCACTAAAAACTTTATCAATGCGTTTACGTGGTGTTGACGAGGATGGTGCTGCTGTTGATGGTTTGCTTCCATCATTAGAAGAAAAATTCCAATCAATCGGACTTACTCTCAAGAAAGACGAAAAGACATTCAAAAACACTTATGAAATTTTTAGTGATTTGCACAGTGTATGGGATAGATTGAGTGATATTCAACGAGCGGACGTTTTGGAACTTGTAGCAGGAAAAATGCAAGGCAATATTGCATCTTCCATGATTGAGAACTGGAATGATGCTGAAGGAGCTTTGCAAGCAGGGTTGAATAGTTTTGGATCTGCTGCCAAGGAAAATGCTGCCTTCTTGGAGTCGATGCAGGGACACATTGCAAAGTTTAAGAATGCCGTTTCGGATTATTGGGGAAATAGTTCAAGCAGAGATTTCTTAAATTCCATGATTGACGCTGGAACAACTCTTGTAAAGACTCTTGGTAATGCAGGAAGAACTCTAGCAATCGCAGGAGGTTTGTTTGTTGCTTTCAGGTCAAAGGCAATTGTGGAAACAACAGTAAGCCTATATAAATTTGTTACAGGATTATTTGCAACTAAGACTGCTATTGATGGTGCTGGCAATTCTGCATCTCAGGCGGCAACAAAAATGACTATATTTCAGCGGTCTTTGGGAGCAATCGGTTTAGTTGTTAGTGCTGCATCAATTCTTGTATCTGTTATGTCTCAGGTGAATAATGAGACTGAAAGAATGAATGATACAATTGAGAAAACAAATCGCAAACATGAAGAACTTTCAAATGAATTAAAAGATTCAACATCATATTACAAAGAGAATTACAATGAAATCTCAAATAATGCCGATGTTAAAAATAAATTGTTCGAACTTCAAAATAGATTAATTGATACATACGGGTCTGAAGCAAGCGGAATCAATCTAGTCAATGGTAGCTACGAAGAGCAAATTGCAATCCTTGAGAAATTAACTCAAACTCAACTAAAAAATAAGATAGCTGAAGATCAAATACTTGTTAATTCCATCCAAGAACGTAAATACGCTTCTCCCGTTCTTTCTGGAGGTGTTTTTAGTAAGAACTATAAGGTTGATGAAGATTTCAGTCAAAGAAAAACCAAAGACTTGAGTCTAGAACAATATTATCAAGAGTTGCTGAATATGCGCGATAATCTTATGAAAAGTGATTTTGATAAGATAACCTTCGCTGGCTTATCTAAAGCACCTAAAGATGCAGAATCTCTCCAAATAGCATTGGAATCAATCAATAAGACGATTGAAGATCTTCAGCCTTCGATGGAAACTATTAATCAATTAGAAGCAGACAAGAAAAAAGAGATTGAAGCTAATACTTCGGCTCAACAGAATTACAATGATACACAAAAAGAACTGTTCAATACAGTAAGCAAATCTCTGTCAAAGCTACCCACTGAACAATTCAAAAATGTAATTGCAGAAGCATCAAAAGAAATTAAGAACTTCGATGGATCAAATCTTGAAAAGACTGTAAATTCCATTGCAATGTTTTCAAGTTTAGATGGGAATAACGAAGTTGTTCAAAGCCTTTATGACATATTTAGTAATGCCACTAAAGCCGCTGATGGAATGTATATGTTCGGTGGATCTGCAAGTGAAGCAACTGAGGACACTAAAAAATATGCAGAAGCTGTAAGTGATACTATTGATGATATTGGCGAGTTAAACGACACTATGTACAACTTATCTAAAGGTACGGTACTCTCTGCTAATGAGATGACTAAGTTGACTACGAAGTATCCAGTGTTAGCCAAGAATGTTAAAGAGTTAAAAAACGGATATACAATTGAAAAGTCAGCGCTAGAAGCATTGAAGAAAACTAAAATTGACTACTTTAAAACTCTTGACACTCTTGGGCAAAAAGAGGTTATTGGCAACAAACAGGCACTTGTAGAGAAGATGAAAATTTGGGGAATTGAGATCGAAGCCCTGTCTACTTTAGCTGAGTTGAACGCTGCAAAAGCTCAAGTAGATATGAATATTGCTGCTGAAGTCGTAGTTGAAGATTTAACAGGTAAAGGTATTGAGAACCAAGCAGTAATAAATCAAGCTAAAAAGGCTCAACAAGCTGCTGCTGGACCATACAAAGAACTTCTAGATCGAATCTATGATGTGAATACTTCGTTTAAAACGATGCTCAGTTCACTTGATAATGTTGGATCTGCTAAAGATAAAGATAAGAAGACCACAGAAAAATTAAACAATACATATACAGATACCAATGAGATTCTGACCGAAACTCAGAAGAAACTTATCAATCTGGCTGATGCTATCAAGAAAGTTCAAAATGAACGTGGCACAATGGTTAAAGGTTCAAAAGAGTACATTGCAAGCTTAAAGGAAGAGAAAAAACTACTTGAGGAATCTATTTCCACTCAAAAGAAAGCTCTCCAAACTCCATCTGAACTAGTTTCGACTAAGGTTAAAACAACCACGAAAACAGCATCTGGTGAACCAGCACCAACCTCTTCAGTATCAACATCCTCTTCTTCTACAACAACATCTAGTGGCAGTTACTCTGGTAAATATGCAGATATAATCAATAAATATGCTTCT